AGGGATACGACGACCAGTGAGATCGTACATATCTTCCTGAAACTCATACAGGCTGTACTGACGATTCGTCCCTATGACCATGTCGGCGTCGGTCAGTCCGGGCACATAGCTAAAGACAGTTACACCGTCCCCACCGGTTGGACCCCCCGGAATGATGTCCGGGTTGATACTGACCACACCCGGACCATTCAAGCTGTCAATCAATTCCTGCGTCGTGTTCGGCGCAAACGTAAACTCACCGTCAACCGAGTCGATAAGACCTTCGTCAGCCTGTGCTTCATCCAAGGCGTCAAGAATACTGCCCGGCCCCGGCTCTACCACCTCGTCCGGATCCGAAAGCTGCAACCGCTGCTGCGCGTCAGCCTGTGCACCAGCAAGCTGCCGGTCATACGCCGCAACCGCCTCGTCAGACGGACCCAACGCCTTCAGTGCCTTGATACCCTTAAACGCAGCAAACGGATCCGCAACAAACTCACCAAGAAACGCACCCTGCCGAAAAGGATTGACACCCATTTGCGACAACGCATCAGGACTGTCGCTCGGCGCATCTATCTTCTCGCCGTAACCCATGCCACGCAAAATTGCTTCAGCACCAGCAACGTCCTGCACCTTGGTCAACGCACGGAAAACCGCATTCTCGTCCTCGGATAACTCCTCACCCATCACATATTTAGAGAACAGCATCGGGGCATCACGGCCCAGTAACGCCAAAACATCTGGAATAAGACCACCAACACCGGCTACCGCACCAGCACCAATGCCCTCCAAAACATCCGCGCCTTCAGCCATGCGCTCACGCATGGACCGTGGATCGGCGACCCTGGAATCACCAGGATATTGAAGACGACGCCCGCGCTTTCGTTCTAGTGCTGTCGGACGACGCATCGGTAGGGCCATGATCCCTGCACCACGGTTCGCGGGCGGGGGAGTGGGAACGGTCATCGGACGACGGCGGGGATTAGGTTGTGGAACAGCTACCATTAGTAATAGTCTCGCTTCTTAGCGGGCAACCAATCTTCTAGCTCTTCGCCCTGCAAACTGATAAAACCACCCTGACGAAAACGCATCAGAGCCATTGTCATACTATCACAGAAGTCATCATGATCGCCATTTGGAAAAGAAGCAACTTCTTCTATTACCTCCTCCGCGAACTTCTGCGCGGCAGGATACCAAATTTTTCCTGACTCGAATATAGGAGAGGCCATATGCATGCGGGTCATCTTGTCGATACCGCCTCCACCCTTCCGGCGCCCCGGAGCAAACGTGATTACAGGGAGGTTCAGTAACCTCATCTCGTCAGCCAGTGGCATACCTGTTGCCTTGGCCTCGATGAGCATCATGTCCGGCTCCCAGTATTCGTTCTCCTCAATAGCAATCTGCTTTAGCTCCGGGAAGTTCCACCGCCCACGCTTGGCATCCAGCATTATCAGATGCTGTTCACCGTTGTTGTGAGGCTCAAACACACCCCACGTCGTGATGGCAGAGAAGTCAGCCGTTTCTTTCTTGGAGTACGCCGTGTCATACGACTGAATGATGTAGTCAAGCTGCGGAATATCTTCTTCCGTCCACTCGTTCCACCACTCCCGCTTGATAACAGCAGTCTCTTCCGACACAGGATTTTGTTGCCACTGAGCATTCCACTTGCCCAACGACAGCGAGGCTTTCACCTTCAAAAGCTCGTCTTTTTTCCAGAATTCAGGCCAGAGTGGTTCCCCCGATGGCATAATCGCAGGAAACTCAACCACCTCCCACTGGTCGGCCATCATGTCAGCCGCCTGTGCTTGTAGTAACCTGCCCGTCAGATCCTTCTTGGACCAGCGTGTCTGGACAATAATAATAGCACCACCAGGTTGGAGACGCTGACGCGGCCCAGATGTGTACCACTCGTAAGTATTGTCATAGGCAGACGACGACAGCGCGTCCTGCTCCGAATGCGGATCATCAATAATCAGTAGATCTGCACCGCGACCAGTCATTGCAGCACCCACCCCGGCTGCAAAATATTCCCCGCCCGCGCTGGTCTCCCATCGACCTGCTGCTTGGCTGTCCGGTTTCAGGTCAGTGTCTGGGAATACTTCGTGATACAGAGGATCGGCAATCAAATCCCTGACCTTACGACCGAATCTTACAGCAAGTTCGGTATTCATAGTAGCCTGAATGATTTTTAATTTGGGATTTCTGCCTAGGAACCACGAGGGCATCAAATATGAAGCGAATTCCGACTTCGAATGTCGGGGCGGCATGTTGACTATCAAACGCTTCAAGTTACCCGATGCGATGCGCTCCAGCTTCTCTGAAATGATTTTGTGGTGGCGCCCGACGATGAAGCCGTCATACACGTGCTGAACATATGACATAAATTTTTCTTGAGCCACGTCACGAAGCTCAAGGCGCTTTCTCTGCTCTTCGAGCAGCAGCATTTCCTTTAGCACTTCTTCAGGGAGGAGGTCTAAGTTACCCAACATGCTCGAACGATATTACGGCTCAACGAATTTATCAACCCAGCATACATATGCTACGCATATGTATGCTTCGCGCGCAAGGGGGGTAGGGGTTGCAATTTTGCAACTGCTTGTGGCCAATGTGCCACAGTAACCCCGATTGTTGCTGGTTCGAGAAAAGTCTTTTCTCCAAATAGTTATTGTGTCATCACTAATAAGCATCTACCGTTGTTTATGGGCAATGATGCCCTGATATATGTCTAGCCATAAGGAGATTTAGACATGCCAAAGATTAATATCCCTGTAACCATCACGCTGGATCTGCCAGCAGCCGCCGAGTGGGCGGACATCTTCAAGGCTGTGGACGAAGTGAAGCAGCAGCCGGCCAAAGTGTCCCGCACAATCGCACCCGCTAGCGCAAAGAAGCTGGAAGGAATTTCTGCCGCTTTACTGTCGCGGCTGGAACAGGGCGGCTCGCGGTTTGTGACCAGTCGCAATCTTATTCGTGCGGTGTACAGCCGGACTGGTAAGCGCATCGACAAGAACGCGATCCACCAGCACATCTATGTGCTGCGCACCACCCACAAGATGAAGATCGAAACACGGCCTTTGCGTGACGGCGGCGGTTATCGTTTAGCAAAGGAGGCATCGTGAATGGACACGGACCAGTTAGCGAAGGAGTTGGCGAAGATCAGGGCGGTGTTGTCCCCGCCGCTACCCGCCGGAAGCGAGTGCAAAGACTGCGCTGGAACAGGCGTGATCCTCGCCACACGTTCCGTCGTCGACCCAATACACGGAGGCTTTCAAGAAGAGTACGAAGAGCTTTGCGAGAGTTGTGAAGGTGAAGGGATCTAGCAACAACCTGGGCGGGCCGACGAAAGTCGGCCCGCCTTTTTTATGGCTCGATACTCGGGCAAAAAACCTGCGTACGCAGGTTTTTTATCGGGCGCAAGCGCAGGCGCTAGATCTGCCCGCAGGCTCTGACAACAGCGGGCCGCAGTCGCAGCCCGCAACTTTTCCCTTGATTTGTTAGTGATATTGTGTGACTGTTAACTATCATTACCATTGGAGGATTAACGATGAATGCCAAAGAATTGAAACAAGCGAGACAGGACAAAAAACTTTTGTCCAATGTGTCGAAGATGCCGGGCTATAGCATCAGTCGTGATGCATGGCTGTGCAACGTCGGCAGCAGGCTTGCCAAGATCGAAGGCAGCACATGCGCGAATTGCTACGCGCGTAAAGGCATGTATCGCATGCCGAACGTTCGTAAGAAGATGGTTGAGCGCGAAACGTTCTTCAATGCGCCCGATTTTGTGCCGCGAATGATTAACGTGTTGAACATAGTCCGCAGCGAATGGTTTCGCTGGTTTGATTCGGGCGACGTTGGTAGCGTCGGCATGGCGCTAGACATTATTGAAGTGTGCAGGCAAACACCAAACAAGCGCCATTGGATACCATCCCGCGAGTTCAAGGTTTGGACGCGCGCCCTACAGATCGACAAACTGCCCGAAAATGCAGTTTTGCGGATGTCCGCGCACATGGTGGACGGACCACGGTCCAAAGGATTCATCCACACTAGCACAGTGCACAGCGGGACGCGGTCCCTTTACGATATACCGCGCGGGCAGATCTGCCCGGCGCCGCAGCAAGGTGGCAAGTGCAGCGAATGCCGCGCCTGTTGGTCAACAGACATTGTCAATGTCTCCTATCATATACACTGATCCTCCGAGGAACACGGCCCGCCAATGGCGGGCCGTGTTTTTTTATTCCGGCAGCCCCCAGGCTTCGACAGCGCAGGCCCGCAGCGCCTGGCCCGCAGCCCGCAGCGGGCCTTTCCATACATACGCAGGCGCAGGATCGCAGGCGCACAGCTTGATGGTCCGTGTTTCATGGATCACCGCCGCTTTTCCACCCTCAAATAAAAATACATCACCGGTCGAGGGATCATGGACCAAGAAAAAACTTGCACCACCGCAGCGCGTATGTGCCAAATGCCAAGCAATTTGTGATGTTGATAAGGATACGCGACCGTTTTTAATTATCTTTAACTCGCACCAAACCGGCACACCATTCATGCACAGATATACGTCTGGCATCCCCTGTCCAGCGCGGTTTTCAATCCGCTGGAAGTGGGTCTTTTTCGGTAAATTCTGCTTCAATGAGTTCCACAGGCTGCGCTCCGTCTTTGGCATCTTCCACTCGTTTCATGTTGTCGAATGCATGGGGATATTCTTCGCGAATGGCGGCGAGTCGGGCGACGATGTCTTCACGCGAAAGTTGATCGAGTTGGTGGACGTGAGTCGATTCCCGCCGGTCGATTGTCAGACCACCAAGTGCGGACCTGATCTTCTCGGCGTTGATGGCTGCGGAAAACTGCCCTGCCTCTTCGGCAGCGAGGGACAGGTCTTCAAACCGCTTCAACTGATTCAGAAGCGTGACGCCGTATCTACGCTCTCGCGCTTGTCGCAGTTCTTTGATCAGTTTTGGCACCTCTGGAAATGTCTTGCCGTCGAGAAGTTTCGCCGCCTGTGTGTTAGCACTGCCTTCGGCATAGCCAGCCTTTCTCGCGCACTCGGTGTTGCTGTATCTGCCCTCGACATAATACTTGGCAAATTCTCGTTGCCGGTTCGTCAGTCCGGCTGGTCTACCTACCTTGCCCATAGCGATATTTTTTGCCCTTTGCAGTTTGAAAAACCAAAAATCAACGTCCACCCCGACTCATAAGTGTTACAACGGTACAGAAGTGATACAGCTGAAACCGTTGCTCACCAAGGGTTGTATCGTTTGTACCGTTTGTATCACCATTTTCAAATTTTTTTTATTGAAAGCAACAACCCGTAGAAAATCGTTTTATGCTGTGGTTTTGTTGTTGACTATCACCAACCATTTGTTACTGTAACTTATCAACCCTTGGTGATCCTTGGTCCGTGGACCAACAACACAGGAGAAAAGATATGCCGAGATATTACGCAAAGCAACAGGTCTTGGACAGTGACGGCAAATACGTCGCTGATCGTCTGGTGCCTGTGTGTGATTCGATTCGTGTTCTGGAGAAGAAGTTGCTGCGGAATCGGAATGTGTTTCCACTGAAGGATGGGCAACGGTACGCTGGTCGTATTCACGTTTATCGTGTGCTGCGGAACCACAAGACGACACCGCATGGGATTTATTTCGTGGACGGTGACAAGTTGAAGAAGGTTCGGAACACGACGTTCGTTGAGTTTGACATGAACAACTTTTTGAAGGGGCTTGAAGCATGGGCAAGGTAAAAAGCTGGCTGATGGGCATGGAAGAGGATGCCATGTGGATGAGCCGTGATTCGTGGGCCGCTGAACATGGTGCGATGCATTTGCAGGTTTACGACGATGTTCAGGGTCGGATGTCTCACAGTCGTGATCAGAGTCGGATTGAGGCGGCAGAGGCAGAAGTTGATGCCTACATCGACAGGCTATGCGAACAATGAGGACGTATGAGGTAACGATCCGCGCGACGGTGACGAAGACCTATGAGGTTCGTGCTGTGGATAAAGAGTCAGCGGAGGATTTGGCTCATGACATGTTCACTGTGTCTTGTGAGGGGCCGGAGAAGTATCAGCAGGACACCCTTGAAGTAGAGGAGGTAAGCTAATGGCGAGGATCATTGAGGCCGAGTACCACGTACAGGCCACACATTTCTGGGAGATCAAGTGGATCG